CAACCCCAAAAACATTGTCCCAGGGCAATTGCAATTCACGGGTGTTGGCCAGCGTGGTTATGATCAGTTGGCAGCGCATCTTTTCAATTATGAGGAAAATTGGAAAGGTATTATGGTCGATAATGAGGACGGGCGACCGATCCAAAATAATGTTGGTACTCTTCGCCATGAAGATCACCAGTCTATTATGGATCAGTTGGTTCAGATTCGGCGTCGATCATTAAATGGTGTTGCCGATCTCCGGTCATTCGGGCTTACCTCACCAGAGGATATTGGGACTCAGTTGGTTGGTCGTGAAGCGATCAATGAGTTTCAGGCGGCGGAAATCAGTATGAATCCGGTTGCGTTACAGAATAACAATACGGATTTCACGTTGACATATACGCCATTGCCCATTATTCATTCCAGTTGGAGGATCCCATTCCGTCAAATCGGTTTCGGCTACAAGCGATCGGCTGGTCTGAGTGAATCAGTCCGGCAAGTTGCCGAGAAGATGGAAGATCTCCTGTTCAATGGCGATACATCGGTTGTGGTTACCGTGAGTGGTACCAATACCACTATCCAAGGCTATACGACCTTGACCAACCGGGAAACATTTACCGTTACGGACTGGACAGATTTGGCAACTAATAGGGCAACCATTGTCCCTGAAACGTTGAGCGGTATCAGTGATCTGTTTTCGAGTAGTGGTGTTTCGGCACCTGACTCTGTTATGATGTATGTGTCAAATAATTTCTGGACCAATCTCCAGGATGACTACAGTTTGACACATGGCGGAAGCACAACCATTGTGACACGTCTCAAAGACATCAGCCAGCTTATCGATGTTAAACCAGCTGAAAAGCTGGCTGCATCAAAAGTTCTCCTGGTTGAAATGTCAGATCGGTCCGTGGAACTGGTAATGGCGTCTGATATTGTTACGGTGCCCCATATTCGGAACAGTGCTCTGGATGATCAGGTGTTCACGACTTACGCAGTCGTTACCCCGATTCTGAAAACGGATCGGAACAATAAAACGGGCATTGCACACGGTTCTATTTGATCCGGGTGAAGGAATGGTATAAGGGTAGGACGCCTGTCCTACCCTTATTTCTAAGGAGGCATAGTGGCGGAATATAAATTATTATATGATACCCAATTAGTAGCTCGGGGACCAAAAGTCCTTGCCGGGACCGTTGTGGAGTTGACTGACGATAAGGCATTATCTTTAGTCAATAGAGTGGAAAAGATTAAGGCCAAAGCTAAGGCCAAAGCTAAGGCCAAAACGAGGAGAAAATCTGCCAGGGCTAAGTAATGGCTGCACCAACCGCAACTGAAGTAAAGGCAATTAAGCCGACAACATTGACGGATGCTCAAATTGATGCCCGTGTAGTGTCGGCGGGTGTACTTACGGGTGATCTGAACGCGAAGTGTGGCACTTCGTTTACGACCGGTGAACTGGAAGAAATTCAACTATGGATTGCGGCTCATTTGGTGGCCATTACGACACCAGATGCAAAGCGAGAAAATATGCTTCAAAATGATCTGGACGTTACCCATCACCGAGGGAAACTTGGGATAGGCATCCTGTCCACTGAGTATGGGCAGACGGCAAATATGCTGGCACATGGGTGTCTTGCCGATTTTATGAACCAAAAACCACAGATTTTGTTTGTTGGATCTGCAACCATAACGGCATGAGTTTATTCGCAACAGAAGCTGCGGCGCGTCTTACGAAGCTATTAACCACTTATGGGGACACGGCTGCAATACAAATTAAACGGACCACCGGTGCAACTAAAGACCGAGTGGCCCAAACGTTAACAGGGGGCACACCCGCAACTACAAATCTCCTTGGGATAGTGTCGAAATTCAATCAGGACACATTTGAAGGGCAACGGGTCCGACAAACAGATAAGCGAGTGAATGTAGATAATGCATTTGCGCCCGTGTTGACGGATATTTTAATGGTAAATAGTACCGAGCATACGATTGTAGCCATAAAAACGATAGACATGGCCAATGAAATTATCGGATATGTGCTTATGGTTAGAAAGTAATGGCAACAAATGTAACTACAATTACACCGGATCAACTAGGAAGTGTCTTGTCAGACATTTTACGTAAGACTGATGCACGTTCAAAGAAAATTGCAGCAGCTGTTACGCATGATGTATTGGAAGAACTCTTCGGTTCGATTGTTGAAGATACACCAGAGGGTGATTTTGATGGCGAACATCAGGGGACATTGAAAGGTGAATGGCAGGTTACACCGGATGCCCCTGCAACAAATCAATTGAATCGGCCCATGCCAGGACGGAAACGTACATCCTTGAGAATATTTAAATCGTTTAAGGCACTTATGGGCCGCACGTGGTTCCTGGCAAATAATTCAGACTATATTAATGTAGTTGAATTTGGTGGGTACCCCAAGAATGTGCAACGAGGAACACGAAATCCATCCACGAGGGAATATGAGATTCGGTCTGTGGATGGGTTCAGTCGGCAAGCTCCAGAGGGTATGGTAAGGAAGAATTTAGCTCGTTTCCGTGATATACTTGTGCGGAAGTCATTTAAACATCAACAGGTGCGGTTTTAATGTCATCGTTTTATAAAATTCTGCATACATTTGCCAAGGCAGTAGACGATCTCTCCCTGGGGATAACCGTTGTTCAGGATAATGATGATTTTACGCCTCCAGATGATGGGCAATGGGCTGTTCTTTCAATGATACCATTACCTGTTGTATCGGGCATGAAAGTGGGATCTGTTCAAATGGATGTGAATGAGGGTATTTTTCAGATATCTTTATTCGATTCAGTTGTAGGTGGAATGGCGAAAACATTGTTAGATTTGGCCGATACCATTGCGGGATCATTTACGCATGGTACAGAATTTACGGACTTTGAACAAGTTATTATTCAGAGTACGTCGATAAATCAAGGTAGAATAGTAGGCGGATTTTGGCAGTTAGATGTATCCGTTGCTTATACCAGTTATGTAGATCGATAATCACGAGGAATAAATCATGGCAACATCAGGCGCATTAAATGGTACAGACGTATTTGTGGCCATCGAAGACAGTATTGGTGGAGGCACATATACACAGGTGGGCGGTCAGAGTCAACATTCGATCACTTTGAACAATAACCCGATCGATATTACGAACAAGAGTTCGGCATCGTTTCGGGAACTCCTGGACGCGGAAGGTATTCAGAGTATTGACTTGACGTTGGATATCACGTATAATACGGACGCGGCCTATGTCCTGTTACGGGGCTATGCCGGGGCCAAAACGCTTACCGGTTACCGGATCACAGTCGGTGCTCTCGGTAATATGGACTTTGATGCGATGATTGCCAGTTTTGGTGAAACATCACCGGATGGTGATAAGCTGTCAAACAGTATAACACTCCAGAGTTCGGGAACCATTGTTTGGCCATAGGAGTTAGCCCATGGCAACGTCGGGTGCATTATCGGGTACAGATGTATTTCTCCGGGTCTTGAATACGGACACTGGAAATTGGGAATCTATTGGTGGCCAAAAGTCTCATTCAGAGACATTGAACAATGGGGTTATTGATATATCTAATAAGATTGGAATTCCATCATTCCGTGAGCTTATGGATGTGGAGGGGATACAATCTGTTGATATAACATCGGACCTAGTGTTCAATTCTCAGGCTGCATTTGAATTTATACATGAGGCGGCAGGGAATAAGTCCATTGAACAGTTCCAGGTACAGCGAGGGGCGTTGGGTGTTGGGGATATTGATGAGGTAAAATTGGCTGTGGTTTCTTTCCAGGAAACGTCTCAAGATGGGGAAGCATTATCTGCCACTGTGGGGTTCCAGAGTAGTGATGAAATTGAACTTACTGCATCGCTCGAAACATTGAGTTATGCTGATGGATTGGCAAAGACTGCCGGTGACATACAAATTTACGTGAGGTCATAAGATGGGAACTTTAACTCAAACAACTGCACAGGTCCAAACAAACCATGACAATGTGGAATTGATGGTTGGTGCTGGTTTAGCTGGCGATCTCACGGCGCAAAATTTTGTTGCTACTGGGACCACAGACTCATCTTCAACGACTACGGGGAGCATCCATACAGCAGGTGGGTTGGGTGTAGCTAAAAAGAGCTTCTTTGGTGCGGAAATGGAGGTAGCAGCACCTGCCAATACTGGGTTAGTCGTGCAAGGGTCTTACGATAACAATGCTAACCCAAAATTTAGCTTTCAGAAATCAAACGGGACATACGCTTCGCGGACAGCCATTACGTCTGGACATGTTACGGGGCAAATAAAATTCTCTGGCTATGATGGGGATAGTTGGCACACTAACGCAGATATATATGTCGTAACTTCTGGTACGATTGCTGACGGTAGAGTGGCAGGAGATATGGTATTTCGTGTAGCTCCTGATTCTGCAGCAGGGGCAGCAGAAGCATTTAGGCTTGCGTCTGACAAAACTGCTACATTCTCAGGCGTAGTTTCAGTAGACGACACAACAGACTCCTCCTCTACCACTACGGGGAGCATCCATACAGCAGGTGGTTTGGGTGTGGCGGAGAAGAGTTTCTTTGGTGGAGCAATAGACGTTACTCATACAGATGACGGAAGCACAAATCTCAACAACATGGCTTCTTTTAAAACTACAGACTCAAACGGCCCAAGATTACGCCTAAGAGCAGTTGATGGAGAGATTAACTTTCTCACCACATGGGCGACATCTGGTGTTGACATGGATATGTCGTTCAGTACTACAAATGCAGCAGGCGCAACGACGGAAGCAATGCGTATTGACGCCACCAATTCCAACGCCACCTTCGCTGGCGATATTTCTATCGACGGAACAACAGACTCCTCCTCTACCACTACAGGCGCTATCCATACAACAGGTGGGCTTGGGGTTGCGAAGAATTTCCATGTTAATGGCAATCTCGTCCAAACGGATGCTATCAGCAATACCAATACGAAACTTGGGGTGACGGCTGGTGAACTGATTGAATCTGGTGCGCTTCGTAACACGGTTTACGGGTTCAACGCCGGAGGGAATATCACGACCGGCGATGACAATTGTTTTTTCGGCTCCAGAGCTGGAGACCTTGTCACCACGGGAATTGGTAACGTCGCGCTCGGCGAAGACGCTTTGGGCGCAAATGTTACAGGGAATTCTCATGTAGCTATAGGGAGTAATGCGCTTCTTCTTGCAACCGGGGGAGGTAATGTTGCCGTGGGGGCCAATGCAGGCAACGGAATCACAACCGGCCAAAATAACTCCATTTTCGGGATTGGTGCGGATACCAGCGCAAACTCGTCTCAGCATCAGATTGTTCTTGGCTCCGATACAACGGGCGTGGCTGATGGCGCTATAACGCTAGGCAATGGAACCCGTGCGATTACCTGTAACTACGATACAGACCAAACATGGGACGCTCCCTCTGACCTCCGCATGAAGAACATTCGGGATAGGTCGAGGCTTGGTCTTGATTTTATCAACTTACTTTCTCCTATTGAGTTTACTCGCAAACCGGTACGCGAATGGCCGCAAGAATGGGGCATGAGTGACAACAGCGAAGATTTGGATACCTCTAAGGTTATCCTCGGGCTTGGTGCTCAAGAGGTAAAGAGAGCAATGGACGCCGTTGGTGAAACGATATTCCACGGGTGGTCTGAGAACGAAAGCACAGGCCAACAAATGGTCGGCGAGTCTGCGTTTGTTTATCCTCTAATCAATTCAGTAAAGGAACTGAACGCAAAAATCGAATCACTTGAAGCAGAGATAGAGCAACTAAAATGAACGATATCACAATGACAGAAATCAACGCACGGCTTGAGGTCTTATGTGCTCAGCGGAATCAAGCATTAGACCAAGCAGACTTGAAAAACCATCACTTAAAGAGGTGAAGAAATGACAAACGTAGCAGATGCAAAAACAGTAATCGAAAAGCTCTTAGGTAAGACAGTCTCGAATGCAAAATTATTAGAAATTGCTGATCGAAGTCTGGAACACGCTGGAAAGGACACATCAGGAACAAATGAAGAAAGGGCAGGGTTATATTTAGCTCTTGCGAAACAGCTACTGAAGGTTTATTACCAACAGGGATTGGTTAAAAAAGACACAGAAACTACTCGTGAAGCTGCAG